TCAACGTAGGCTTAGACAAGTATGTGGGTGGCAACGGCTGGGGAGCAAGTTTCTGGAGCCGTTTAACTTGGGGCTCCGGCGCCCAGTTAACAGCGGGTGAGCAGCTACGCCTTTGGACAAACGACAACTACGGCGAAGACCTGCTCATCGCTCCTCGGGGAAGCGTTCCTTACTATTGGGACGCTACTACCGGAACAACCACTCGTGCGGTGAGCCTTTCTAGTAAATCTACAACTGAGGGTTATTTGGGTCAGTTTGTTCCTACCCAGACTAACCAGATTGTAGCTTCAGCTATTCAGCGGTTTGTTATTTGTTTTGGCTCAAACAGCTATGACCCAGGTAATGCAAACACGACCTTTGACCCAATGCTGGTGCGTTGGTCAGACCAAGAAAACCCTTATCAATGGGTTCCAGCAGCAACCAACCAAGCGGGAGAATTTAGATTAAGTAATGGTTCGTTTATCCTAGCTGCTAGAAACACCCGCCAAGAAATCTTAGTTTGGACGGATTCAGCAATCTATTCCATGCAATACCTTGGACCACCTTTTGTCTGGGGCTTTAACATTATCCAAGACAACGTTACTTTACTTGGACCAAATACTGTAATTACAGCAAACAACATTACATATTGGATGGGTAGCGATAAGTTTTATTTCTACGATGGCCGAGTGCAAACCTTGCCTTGCTCACTAAGGTCGTTTGTTTTTGGTCGCTTAAACAAAGCTCAAGCATGGCAGTGCCATACAGGCTACAACGAAGAGTTTAATGAAATCTGGTGGTTCTACCCATCTACTGGGTCAGACGTAATCGACAGCTATGTAATCTACAATATTATTGAAGGTAGCTGGTATTACGGCACCATGGGACGTACTGCATGGCTACACTCTGGATTACGTGAGTACCCCTTTGCTGCGGACTACAATGGTCGCCTTTTGTACCATGAAGCCTCTGTGGACGACGAAGCAGGTGCCACTCCACAGCCAATTGCGGCTTACATACAAACCTCTGACTTTGACATTGGTGACGGGCATAACTTTGGTTTTGTATGGCGTATTTTGCCTGACTTGACTTTTGCTGGGTCTACGGCAGCCAACCCACAAGTCACCTTGACAGTTAAACCTAGAGTTAATTCTGGAACTCCCTATGGCACGTCAAACAGCCCCACAGTGACCAGAACGGCTTCTTTCCCTGTGGAAGAGTATACCGGTCAGGTATATACCCGTATTCGTGGCCGCCAAATGGCATTTAGGATTGACTCTACAGGACTTGGCGTGCAATGGCAGCTTGGTAGCCCTAGAATAGATATCAGACCCGATGGACGCAGATAATGGCTTCATCGCTTACTATTCGCCCGACCAAGGCTCCTAACTTAATTGTTGCAAGACCGGACTATAACCAACAGCAACAAGAACTTTTTAAAAACCAGCTACGAATTTATTTTAATGAGCTAGATAATGCAATAGGACAATTGGTGCAAGCTATGAGCGGAACAATTAATGACCCAACCTACGTAACCTTTCCTCCTACTAACGTAGACGCTTTTAATCGTTTAGTAGTAGCCCAGCCTTATACCCTGTTTGATAGTCAAAATCGCTACGCAATTGACAACCAGTTTGACACCAGCACCGCAACGGGCGGAAGCACTACCTACTTACCCAACGAATCAAGCGTTCAGCTAAGCACAACAACCTCCAGCGGTTCTGAGGTAGTTCGCCAATCCTATCGAGTCATGCCATACCAGCCTGGTAAAGGGCTTGGGCTACTAGCTACCTTTGTTATGAACGAGGGCAAAACGGGGCTACGTCAACGAGTAGGGTACTTTAATACCCAAAATGGGGTGTTTTTCCAGCAAAACGACGGCGTTTTGTCGTTTGTTTTACGTTCATATACCAGCGGTGCGCCTGTAGATACAGTAGTTACTCAAGCTAGTTGGAATGGCGACAGGCTAGATGGAACTGGACCTAGTGGTCGTATTATTGACGTAACCAAAACCCAGATTCTAGCAATGGACTTTGAGTGGCTAGGAGTAGGGGATGTGCGGTGCGGGTTCTTTGAAGACGGCAAATTTGTTATATGCCATACCTTCCATAACGACAATATACAGACTACGGTCTATATGACCACGGCTATCCTGCCTGTTCGCTATGAGATTAGAAATACGGCTGGCACGGCTTCAAGTTCCTCCATGAAACAGATTTGCTCTAGCGTGTACTCCTCTGGAGGCTATGAACAAGTTTCTATTGACCATGTGGCTAGGCGAACTACCATATTTAATAACATTACCACCGCAGCGACCTTCTTCCCCATAGTATCTATACGGCTGGCTTCAACGGCTCTAGGGGCGGTGGTCCTGCCTAACCGAGTACAATTTTTGCCAACAACTAATCAAAACTACGAAATAGCTTTATTAAAAAACCCCACCCTGACTGGGGCAACTTGGGCTGCTACTGTGCCAACGGATGCCAACGTAGAGTTTGACGTAGCAGCTACAGCTATATCTAATGTTGGAACTATTGTGCAAACCGACTATGTAACCGCTTCTGGAAGTGCGGGAATAAGCGCAACAAGTGTGGCAACAGGCTATAACTGGGACTTACAGCTAGGCGCTTCTTTAGCGGGGGTCAGTGATATATACACCCTAGGGGTCAGAACCGTCTCTGGAGCTACTAACGGAGATGGCGTAGGCTCTATTTCCTTCTATGATTTAACGCAATAAAATGATACCATTCTATACAAACCATTTACCGCTTATGGAGAGGCCCTGACCATGGCTCAAGAAGGCATTGCAACCCTACCCCAATCACCCGAAAACCAAGCTCCTGTTGGGCAAAAAATGCCTTTTTCAAGCGAGTTGGAAAACATTAAAGCTACCTTAGCAAAAGACAACCCTGAAGCAATTCCTGCCTATGAAGAAGGCATGCAAGCTGCGGTGCAGCAATTAGATTTACCGGTTGAAGATTTACAAGCTTTAATTGACGGACTTGAGTATCTCTTAGCTAATGAGCAAAACTACCCCCAAATAAGAGCGCAGTTAATCAGCTCTGGGACATTAGACGAAGAGGATTTGCCCCCACAATTTGACCGTGGTTACTTCACTACCATGCTGGTAATGGCGCAAGAAGCCATTAAACGTAAACAACAGTCTGGCATAAGCCAAATGCCTGAGCCCCAAGGCTTTCAAAAAGGTGGATTAGCAGGCGCAGCAGAGGCATTACGTCAAAAAGGCCGTGGTGGCGACACCATCCTAGCCCATATTAATCCCCAAGAAGCCCGTATGCTTAAGTCTATGGGCGGAGCAGGCACCATTAACCCTGCTACTGGGATCATGGAATTTAAGGGTGGCGGAGGTGGTGTTCTTGGCGGTATTGGCAAAGCAGTAGGCGGCGCTTTTAAAGCCGTTGGTAATGCTGTTAAATCAATTGCTTCTTCCCCAATTGGTAGGATTGTTGCTACAGTAGCTTTGACCGCTGCTCTCGGACCAGCAGGTTTGGGAATGTCTACCATGCTTGCAGCAGGTATTTCTGGTGCAGCAATATCCTTAGCAGGTGGCTCGAACTTAAAACAAGCTCTGATTAGCGGGGTAACTTCTGGAGCTATGGCAGGGCTTGCCCCGCAAATCTCCAACATGTTACCTGGAACAGGTGGTTATTTAAATGCCGCTGCTACTGGTGCCATTATGGGTGCTGGCTACGGGGCAGCAACTGGTCAAAACATTGGTCAAGCTGCTTTGACAGGTGGTGTATTAGCGGGTGGAATGAGCGCTTTTGGCGGAGCAAACGCCACGGGCCCCGGATCAGGGACAGGTTTATTCTCTTCCCAGCCTTCAACAGAAGCTCCTATTGTAGACAAAAGCACTGTCTTGCCTGGACCATCAGACGGGATTTCTACTTTGCCTACAGGGAACACTAATTTAACTGCTCCTACGGATACAGTAGGTAGTTATGGCCCTGACACAGGGTTCCCACCTTCTTCAAGTGCAGCAGGAGGATATGGCCCTGATACCGGGTTTCCACCTCAAACAAGAGGCTCAGAGTTAATTCCAGGAAATGTAAACACAGAAGTAACCTACACCGATAAAAGACTTCCTTTACCAAACGCAAGAGATGTGGAGTCTCAAGCGGGTGGTTTTTATGGTGGTAGGGCCCCTACTGCAGAAGAATACATGGT